TTTTGCAAATATAGTGTATATTGATAGTAAATATTTTGGAGAAATATAATGTCAAAAGATACTAAAAGTGTAATGGATGCGGCGATTACCGCAGTTATCACCCAACCAATCAACCCTGAGTTTGCGTTAGAGAACGACAAAATTAACTACGAACTCTTTAATATCAAAGCTGGGTTAAATGAAATAGAAGGTCGTATAACCGAACTGAAACAAAGTTTGGAGGATGTGTGATGGCTAATAATTGTAAATGTCATAAAGAAAAAAAAACAAATCAGCAAAGCATAAATAAAATGTTAGATCATTTAATAGAGCAAAAGAAAGTAAGTGCAAATGAAAGATTGGTTAATACTATGGTAACCGAAACTTTAGAGGCTATTGCTGATTCGATGCGAGAAAAATCTAGATACCCTCGTTTGAATCAATGTGGCAATAGAACTAAATATAGTAATGACTTTGTTAATTCTTTTGAGCCATTACTTAGAAAAAAAATAGTCAAGATGTTAAAGGAGAATGTGTGATGCATAATTTACCAGAATCACTACAAAGTCATGAGCATATAGTTATTGGGGATACTTACTATTTTCCTGGTATGGAAAATCAAGTGTATCACCAAAGCGCTGGGATTTCCTCTTCTACTCTTAGAAGATTTAAACAGAGTCAACTACATGCTATGCAAGAGGTGGTTGAGCAAACCCCAGCTATGGTGTTTGGCTCAGCCGCCCATTCATTAATCGTAGAGGGTGAAGATGCTTTTAACAACGAAGTAGCGGTCCTTACGGGATCACCTTATACCGCATCTAACAAAGAACTCAAAAAAGATTACGAAGCTAGAGGCCTTACGGTTATTAAGCAAGACGATAGAGATAAGATCTATGCTATGAACGACGCTTTACTTGATGAAGCTAAAGTTTATCTAAATGCAGATGCGGGAGAATATCCTGGTGCATTTGATACACCTTATGAGAACGCTTTGTATTGGTATGAAAAAGATACCTTACTCAAACTCAAAGGTGATGTGCTTAGATACCCTGTTGTCAAACCGTATGCAGATAATGCAATCGTTGTTGTAGATTACAAAACTACGGCTGATTGTTCTGTTAGAGGGTTTACTAGCTCTATTAGAAAGTTCCAATATGACCTACAAGCTGCTTTTTATAAGCGTGGTTTTGAGAAAGCTGGCTTTACGGTACAAGACTTTATCTTTGTAGCACAAGAGAAAAAAGCACCCTACGCTTCAAAGATATTTAAAATGAGCCAGGAGGATATGGAGAGAGGGTGGCTTCAACTAGAACACACGCTTGGCGAGTATTCCGCTGTTGCTATGGGGAAACAACAGCCTACTGTTTATAACTCGCCAAGTGTGGTTGAGGTCAACTTAGAATTAAAATAATGCCAAGAACACAAACAAGTATGCGTTTAACTGAAAAGACATTATTGCAGTTAAGATACCTTAAATTCATTAGATCAGAGTCAACAGCTAAAGTTTTAGCTTATGTATTAGATAAATATTTTGAAGAAAAAAATCTAAAAATACCAAAACATTTTCAAAATTTAGATGGTGATCATGATTGGCTTAGAATGAATATGAGTTTGCTGCAAGATAAAAATGATTAATTGGTTGCGTAAATTAATTGATAAGTGCGTAGAAAGATCTCTACAAAAACAATCAGATAAAATGTTTGAAAGACAATCAAACCAGGAGGAGAAATGAGTCATGATATAAATCAAGCAATACTTGAAGCTTTGTTCATAACAGAGTATGAAAAGATAGACAGGGTGTTTCCCGCTACAAGTGAAAAGAAAAAACAAGAGTTAGCACAAAAGTTTGCTGAAAGAGAGTTTGAGAGGAGATCAAGATGACAAAAATAAGAAGGTGCAAAAATGAAAAACAATAAAAAAGTTTATGAAGTAATTATTGAAAAAGATGTCCCAGTACCGACTAGATATTGGAGTAAATGGTCAAAAATTATAGATGACATGGAAATAGGAGACTCAATAGTTTTGCCTGATAGGAGATCGGTCAATCTATTTTGTCAACATGGTTATAGAAGAGGTATGAAATTTACTGTAAGAAAACAAGATGATAGTGTTTTAAGAATATGGAGGAAAGAATGACAGATATGGTAAACCACCCGCCACATTACAATAAGGGCGACATACAATTTATTGAGGCCGTCAAATCAGCTTTATCAAGAGAAGAGTTTAAGGGTTTCTGCAAAGCGTCAGCTATTAAGTATATATGGCGGGAAGATCACAAAGATGCAAATATAGAGGACTTAAACAAAGCTATATGGTATCTTAAACAGTGTATCAAGCACCTGGAGGAGTTATGATTGCAAAAGCTAAGTGTGAAAAGTGTAAGCAGATGATAAGGTTTGATGAGGTTTTAACGCACAAATGCGAAGATCACGTCCCAGAACATCTGAGAAACATACCGGCAGATAGGCTAAAAACATTAAAGGCAATACATTCGCCTAAGTTTTAGTTTATTATGTTGGAAAAAAAGAAGGGGCTTGCGCCCCTTTTTTTATAGCTGCGGAACAGCTGAGGGTGGTACTTGCATACCGTCATCAGATGGTGGCAAGTATAGTAATACTTTATTCTTCTCAGCAACTTGATCGTTACCTTCGTCATCTTGCCAAGTTTCTTCAACTTTTTTAAGACGCATAGTTAATGTTTTACCAACAAAGTCTGTAGCATTTTGTGGTGGCTCCTTAACAAACCCCACCGCTTTACCAAGTCTGGTAAATATATCTGTTGCTATTTCTCTGGCTTGCTCATTAGCACTCCAAAGACTAAACCATTCATTATGATCACGGTATTTACCACCATCAATTTGAAAGGTCATGCGTAGCGTCCAATTACCACTTTTTGCTTGATACTTTTCAGCAGTAATAATTTTAGCTTGATATTCACCAGAGGGTGCTACCTCTGGTTTTGGTTGCGATTCTGACTCGCTATATGTGATGTCTGCAAAATCTGACATTATGATTGTACCCCCTGTACGTTTTGAGTTTGATTTTGAACTGTAGCAAAACCAAGTTTCTCTATTAATTTAGTAAGATTAGGTTCTTCAAAAGCTTCTAACTTACCACTCCTATCTTTGGCCACATAACCTTGACCAATCCTGGTTTGTAACCAACGTGCTTGTACCGGATTACCTTCTGCGTCAGTATCCTCAATAACTCGCAACGCTAATACCTCGTCAAAAAAGTAAGTAATAGATTGTCCTAATTTAGTACCAACCATTTTTGGTGCTTGTTCAAAGACACCATCATTATTTACTTTATCTTCTTTACAAATAAACATGACATGCATTTGTAAATCACGAAACGCTCTCATAACATTTGTTACGGACTCTTGGACCTCTCCATAAGCCTTACGAGCGTCTTTGTGCTTGGCCTTTTCAGCCTGTAGCAACAATTCACTTATCTCTGAAATAGAGTCTAAGCAAACTGTATCATACTGCAACTTACCAGAATGTAGAGCTTCATAAACCTCTACAACCTCAGCTGCGTTCTTCACTTCAATAGCTTCTACGTTCTTTGCATCTCTAATAGAAAGCAAACCAGCTTCAGCACTTATGACCAACACCTTGCCTGGTGCTGTTTGTGATAAATACGTTTTACCTGCACCTGCCATTCCATATACAAGGATTTTTGCACCTTGATCTTGAACAGCATTTTCAGGAGAAACGATCCTACTTGTTATATCATTTTCCATATAAACCTCTCTTCTTAAAATTTATAACTTGAAAAGTATATACCATATTGATACCATGTGTAAATCATTTTTTTTAAGGAGAGTAAAAAATGCAACAACAAGATAACAATAGGGTGTGGTTGGCAAACTATTACCACCGCCAAAGAGCCTTAGCTATACAACAATTAAAGGGGTTAGAAAGTATGGGTGTAAAACCAAAATATAAAGATAAAAAAGTTAAAGAGTATTCTTTTATAGACTACATAAGTTTTTTAGGAGATCGTAAGGCGGCAGAAGATTGGGACGTATCCATTCATACTGTGAGATCCTGGCGTTATGGTAATAGACAGCCGTCAATCAGACAGGCAAAAGAAATCATAAAAGCTACGGAGGGCAGATTAAATTTTGAATCTTTCTACGGTTCAGTTGACGATATTGTAAAAGTAGAAGAGTAAGATGTTTAATCTTAATCTGTCTGAGGATGAGTCAGCCTTAGATATAGCGCTTGCCTATTATGACGAGGGCTATAACGTTGTCCCATTACAAAGATCAAACAAAAAACCTCCAAGTTTTCTTAAGGGCTGGGAGCAATATAAAACTTCTAGACCAGACAGAAAAACTGTTGAGCAGTGGTTTACTGGCAGAGACAATCTAGTTGTTGCATTAGTCTGCGGTAAATTTGTTGTAGTTGATGCTGACTCACCAGAAGCTATGGACTGGGTAGAAAACAATTTACCGACATGTCCATTTAAAGTTAGAACTGGTAAGGGTATGCATTATTACTATAACAACCCCCAAGCATATACAACCTTTGCTACCAGACGAACGAATGAGACTCCTATTGAACGCTTAATAGATATAAGAGGAGAAGGTGGTCTTATTATTGCAGCGTACAATAGACACGCTAACGGTCAGTTATATCAACCGCTAAGATTAGATGGGTGGGATGTATTTGATCACAACGATTTACCAGACTTTACATCTGTAGAGTTTGAAAAGATTACGGGTGTACCAAAAGTTGATGCAAGTAAACGAACTGCACCTTTTGCTTTGGAAGGTGTTAAAGAAGGATCACGTAATGATGGTGCCGCAAGAATAGCTGGTTATCTTATATCAAAAGATGTCAATATAGAGTTTTGTAAATCTTTCCTACAAAGTTGGAACTTAAATAACAACCCACCCTTACCCCAAGCAGAAGTAGATAGTGTTGTAGATAATGTTAAAAAAACACACGATAGAAAAAATCAGATCGCACCCTTGTTTGTGCAAACCAAAGAAGATGTTAAACCGCCAAAAGATTTATTTAATCCACCAGGATTGCTGAAGGACATGTATGACTTTTGTGAAGATATAGCACAAATATCACAACCAGAGTTATCTATAGTTGCGGCTTTAGCCCTAGCTAGTGTTACTTGTGGCAGATTATATAAGACTGAGATGAATAACTTTTCTTCACTTTATTTTATGTGTATCGCTAAATCTGGACAGGGTAAGGAGAATATCAAAACCTTTGTAGAATCTGTATTAGGTGAATCACTCCACGACAAGTTGGTGGTCGGGGATGGGTACACATCATCCGGTGCAGTTCATTCCGTTTTAAAAATGCGACCAACACAAATAACTATTATGGATGAGTTTGGTAAAAGATTAGAAAACATCAGTCAAGCAGGTAATAGCAATAGAGAGGACGGTATCCAAACCTTAATGGAATCTTGGGGCAGATGTCACGGTACTCTTAGACCTGATAACTATTCTCTTATGAATGTGCAAGAAGAATACAAAGAAAAGGTTATGAACAGAGTTACTTATAAGCCTGCTATAACATTAGTTGGGTTATCAGTCCCGAAAAACTTTTATAAGGCCTTAAATGGAGGCCGTATTGCAGATGGGTTTCTTAATAGGTTTATGGTTATTGAATCGAAAGAGCCAAGACGTATCAGCAGTCTAAAGAAACATAAGAAGCCACCATTACAAATAATCAATTGGGTTAATTATATTAGAAGAGATAAGGGGCAGTTAAGCGAAGCTACTATGAATAATTCTCAGTTTGATATAGACCAAACAGTTTTGCGCTTTGATAGTGAGTCAGAGCAACTGTTGCAAGAGTTTGCACAAGAGATAGTAAAAAGACAAGATGTTTTGGAAAGAGATAATTTAGAGCCATTACTTAGTAGATCAAAGGAAAAAGCTATGCGGTTATCATTAATATGTGCTTTGGCCTCCAATGCTGACTGTAAGACTATTACAGCAGATATAACTAAATGGGCAATTGACTATGTGCGATATTATGATTTGCTCTTTATA